CAGGAGTTACACCAGGAGTCGGGTCGTAATCAACGCGGTAACCCGCGCTTACTTCCTGAGCATCACCTCGTTCAATTTTGTTAATTGCGTCCTCATCAGTGATGACGACTGCAACTTCAACAAAACCATCCGAGTATCTAACCTCGCTTCCAGCGTGGCCGATCTGATATAACTTTGTGTTTTCAGAATCCAGCGCCACTCTGGGATGACCCATTGTGACTGCTTTCATACCGAAAGAAGCAAGAGATTCAGGATTGGAGACCTCGTCTTCTGGGCGATATTCACGCACTTGCGCTCCATCGCCGCGTGTATAAAGCTGAACTCCCGTTCGGGCAGCTTTACACCAGACTCTTAAATAACCCTCAGGAGTTTTTTCCTTAGAAGTTACTTGGCCGTAATCGTACCTAGAAACTTGTTCCATACTTCGATACTAACGAAAATATAGTAATAGAAACAAAATCTCACACCAAAACTCAGTTTATTTGGTATTGAGGCCAATCAAATGCTGCTTTTTTGGAAAAACAACGGGTTTTTGGATCTATCCAGGTCAGTGTGCGTCTGCCTAGTGTCGCAGAATATGGTATCAACCAAATCTTGTCATATTTCAGATTTACAATGCCAAAATAATCCACATCCTCGGGTTTGTACTCTCGGTTTAACCCGTTGGTTCTTGTTGAGATATTAACAGTGTATTTGTTAGTGCCTTTATTGAATGACATCGTTTTGACTTGAACCTTTGCAAGTCGGTTTTCCCACTCCACAACAAAGTCAATTTTATACACGTCAAATTTTGGAGCTGTTATAAGCCGCCCCTGAACAAAAAAATGGCGCTCAAAAGCCATTTCACCTAGTGAACCAGTCCACGTAGAGGTACTGTGAGGCAAGCCAATAAATTTGACTGCTTCTGTCTAGCGCAGAAATTTAGTATCTGTTCGAGTTTTTGTATGCGTCCATTAACTTAACCAAACGATCCCTTACATTGTTGCGTTTAGGATTACTTTGTTTGCTCATGGAGCCGAGCATTTCCGCATCATTAGATGTCTTGCTACTGGCCATGATCGCCTTTCCACGTCGGTCTGGATTCGGGTCTTTTTTACGCTTTCGAGCTACCAGGCGTTTGCGCTCCTCAACAGACAGGGACTGCGCTTTGGCTCGCGGTAGACATTTAGGCTTGCCCTCTTTTTCCGAACGACCTCCACACGGTCCCGCAATTTGGCCAGTGCTAGAGATTCGTACCCATTTCTCACCAAACCACTTGCCTAGGTTGTCACCGCGGAATGCTCCGCCAGTACGTCCGTGTTTTTTCTTGTAGAGCCTTTTGTAATGCTGCACCACAAAGCCTGAGGCATAGGCACTTGGCCAAACCGAAAATTTACGCTTAGCCGCAGCAACGGCCTGAGCGTGAAGTGCTTTGTCGGTGAACTTGCTCACAAACCCTTGTCAAACTCACGACCGATGGTGCCCTCATCACTGGCTAAACCGTCCATGTAGGGCGATTTTTTGCCGTGCTTATCAACTTTGCTTTTGTGGGAGTTTTTTCGATAGCCCCTATCTTTCAAAAGCTTCTGATACATGGCGTCACGCGCAGACATGTATTTGTTCTTCTTCTTTTTGTCCATCCCTTGACCGTCGCTGTTTACTTGTTGTGCTTTCATAAATACCTTGTGCGTCTTACCTGGCATGAATAAGGTGCCGCTCTCACCCTGGTGTGAATGTGAGCCTTCGAGCCCTAGCTCCTGAGCGGCTTTCTCTGCTTCTTTCTTTGTCTTAAAAGTATGTTTAGATGAGTCAAACTTATCTATCTTTTCCATCTTTTCTAAACGGTAAAGGATCAGATAACTCGAAGGCGGCGGGACCTTCGTTTAAACGAACACCCCTGGACTTAGCGTAACTCAAAACTTCATTTCTGTGTGCTTTGCGGGCTACATCATACGGAGATGAAGTTGCGTAGGGATTTGTTGAATAAGGTACAACAGCACATCTGCAATAGGGATGTCTGGGCAGACTTGGGAACGCTTCTAGCTTAAAAATACGACCTGATTGGGCTGCGCAATAAGGACAAGTACGCTCATCTGGAGTAGCGTAATAAATAACAAGCTTAAAACCGTTGGCCTTCAAATAAGTCATCTTTGCCTGAAAATGCGCTCTACATGATTCAGTCCTGACAACCATCTCAGCACGACTTTTTAAAACATTTGTGCGGCGACGTAGATTCTCAGTCATCTTCTCTACAGAATGACCATTGGCTACTCCCTCCGTGATTATTTCCTCCGCTTTAATTGCAAATGATTCTGTATGTCGGAATAGGTATTCTCGGACTCTTTTTGCTTCTAGTTCAAGTGCTGATCTTGGGATGGTTACTGCGATTGGAGACTGGGTTACAGGCTTTGTTAACACTGCAGCTAAATCAAGACCCTTCTTTGTTGACTTTGTTAGAAGAGTCTGAGCGGCCCTCAACAGCACGTCCGAACCCCCAGGAGCAAGAGGGGCAAACAGTTGATAAAGCTGGGTTCCTGTTGTTACAACACGAAATTGACCAGTTCGTAGCGCAACAGCGATTCGTTTCTGAAGACGATGAAATGCTTTTTCTATAGCGTCAAAAACAACCAATAAAATGGCCGCTTCCTCTAGCTTCAGCTCATCATCCGATTGATCAATTAAGTCGAAAGGATCTACTGTCATAACAAGTTGTTGTCCATCAACGCGCTATATCGAGCGACATACAGCTCTTTCTTTAGTGCCTCTAAATTGACTTGATCCTGAGGGTCACCGCCAGGCCAAGTTTTTAAACAATGTTCGACACACTCGTGTAGCTTTCGCAGTGCTTGTATGTTGCATGTGAAGTGAATCTCGATCTCGTCTTCGTGACTACTATTGTGTTCTGACATAACTCACCATTTGTGACGGGCAGACCAATATGCGGCAGACATCTTTCCTTTTTTGATGTTCTTTGCGTGGCGTGCCATAAAAGACTTTCTACGGATGCGAGCCTTTTCAGACTCGCCCTTGGTCTTTGGGGAGCCAGTAACCCCCTGTTGTCCAAATCTAATTAGTTTTATTTCTTCCCCTTCTTTTGCCAAAACGGCGTGTGATTTGGAATCGTGTCCGGGTGTTTCTACGGGCTTATTAAAACCAGGAAATTTCATTCCTTGGTATTCAATTTCGTCGTAGTGGTCGTAAGAAACTTTGAGGTGCTCCAGATCAGCCTCATCTAGACGCTTAAGGCCGCTTACATCTCCTTCGCCAAACTCCTTTAATGCCCGTGTCGCTGCACGAGATGAATAGAAGCCCATCATCAACGGACCTGGCTCAATCTCTCCGTCTTCACGCTGATAAAAACCTCGATAGATCTTGGTGTCATTAATGCGCTTACCGATTAACACCAACGGTTCTGCGTCATTACGTTGACCATCGGGCAAGAGGACCTCCGCTACCCGATAGACCCCATTGGACGGACCTGCCATTAATGACAGACCGTTCATATGAATAATGTCCTCAGAGTCCTGGCTAAAACCTGTCGGCTCAAAATCTGATTCCTGCTCGACTTTTTCTCCCGCTCCGTTGGCTAAACGTTTTCGCTGACCCTCGAACCCTTGCAATGCTGCCTCGTGTTGCAATTCTCTTTGGGCAACCAGACGTTCTTCTTCCTCTGAATGGAGCACCGTGTCGATCTCGTAATTGGTGCCGCCAAAGCGAGACGCCCGAACCTCCATTGGTGTCAACACCTGAGCCTGGAGATAAATCTGATCTGTTAAAGCGATTTGCTGCCGCAGGTTTGCTTTGTCAGCGTCAGATGAGGCGAAATATGGTGGGAAATACACCGACCATTGTTCAGGAACTTGTCCACCAGTCGGTCCACTTCTCATCTCCAAGACGATCTCGAAATACCGCCGGAGTTGTTGATTCAGTGAGTGAGTTTGATATCGCTCCAAAGTTGAAGCCCAGACCTTGTCCTCGTATTTACCTGATTCAGAAAGACCGCCTGCAGGGCTCATTCCAAACAACAGCGGTTTTGGAATCGAGGACGCGCAAACCAAGTCATCTAATAACCGGTCAAACAATTCAGAAGCGCCGCCCAGACTTCTAGCGGCAAAAGAAACTTGTTCCTCTGAGTCGATGATCATGCCCCCGTACACAGAGCGGGACAAGGCGTTGGCTTCCATACGCGCTTTTAGTTGTGCTTCCTTGCCCGCAGCGACCTTGCTGGACAATCCAGGTGTGGCATGGATAAATAAATCCATCTCGTTCAACATCGTGCTCAAACCGTCGCAGGCACCTCGATACCTTTTCCACGGCTCGTAAAACGGCCCTAAATAAGAAGCTCCCCACCCATCGTTGTTAATACGCTGCTTCCAAGGCAGGTACATACCGTCGAATCGAATCACACGGCTTGAGTGAACAAGCAGATACTGCAGATCATTATTATCATTAATCGATTTTGAAGTGGAAATCCTATACAGATCTGGATTTCTGTAGTTCAGATAGTTATAGTCATGAGGTTTGATTTCCCGCTTGCTAAGTGGAACAATATCTGTGATCTCCCCGACCCGTGCGGCCTCCAGAGGCTCCTTAGGGTCGCGTCCGTCATCACACACCAAAAAGAGTGCTGAACCGCCGTACAGACGCTGCAGGCGCAATGCTTCCTCGAAATAAAAGAAGCAGTTACTGGTCTCTAGATAGTCCTCAAATTTGCGGAGCATTTCGTCATGCCCTTCTGACTCTTCTCCGAATCGAATAGTCGGACGCTTTGCTAGTGCTGCTTCTGCGTACAGATCCACAACGCGCCGGCATAGCGCGTCGTCATACAGAGCCTCTAGTTCCCCTTCAGAAAGCTTGGCCTGGGCCTGGATTGAGTAATAAGTGCTTTTATCTTTTTTGGTTCCTAGTCCGGTGATGGCGTTAACCAATACACCGTCATCCCTAAAATTGGAACTATTGCTAGTTTCAGCCAAACTTTACAACTAACTCGTTAACTCTACATTAGCGATAATGGTCTGCAGTTTTTCAGCCATTGTCTTGTGATAGATCATCAACTCCACAGCAGACTGCAAAATATCAGCAAATAATAGTTTTTCTCCGACAGGTACCTCCAAATAGCCGCTCAGGATATCTTTCATGTGCTCCAACATCCGAGAATCCTGCTCAGAATGAGGATCGTAAATACTCTGGCCAATGGGATCTTTCTCCTTATATCCCCAAGGAGCTGTTTCGTCAGACATACTTTTAAAACTGCTGTAAGAGTTGTAGCGTACTTAGCGAGCAAAAACGTCAATATTGATTCCCATGAAAGGTGAAATTACTCCTAGCAGACGCAGCAAGCCTTCTACAAATAACCCCAGGATCGTGAAGCCCAATCCTGCACTGATGAGAGTCGAGGTTTGAACATGCCTATTCATCGCCTCATCAATCATTGCTGAAACTTCATTTTTATAATCTTGTGGCATTGTCATATCATGTCCAGCCATTCTGCTGTTGGTGTTGACGCGCACGCAGATAATCCCAGAGCTAATGCCATTACAGCGTCATCATGCGTGCCCTCTCCAGCGCAGCGATCACCGTTCTCTTTCTGCCTGAACATAAGCAGTTCTTGATAAAAAGGTTCACGAGGTAGCATCAACTCTTCCCTTTCCAACAAATATGCAATTCTGTCTGTATTAGAAAGCTTATTTGGTCGATTCGTATTATACGGTTCAACCTGATACTTGCTCAATTTCTTTGACAGAACCTCTGAGACAATTGCACCGACGCCGTTTTTCTCAACGATGACCTTTTCTGGATAAAAATTCTCTGCTTGTTCGATTATTTGGTTGATCGCATAATCACTCGACTTATGACGGACTCTGAAAACATTGACTACTCGATAAGGGATTGTAGTTATATCCAAGATTATCGAGCACCAGTAATCCGACCCGCCAGCTGCCGGGTCAATACTTTGTAGATAAGTTCTTCCAATAAAACCAGATTCAATGCACTGCCCGTTACAAGCCAGCTCTACCAACTCAGGATCATATATCTGGGCTTCACTCGCAGTAAACTCCAATTCATATTCCTGTCTGAAAGCTTTATCTGAAAGTTTAGATTTTTGTTTAGTCTTAGCGGCCCACTGCGGATCAGAGTTATAGATTGGGATATCGCTGTAGTGAATTTTAAATTTATTCCAGTCGCCATCATCCAGATGCCACAAGTTCGCAAAGAAATTACCTAAACCATTGGGTGTGCTCATCATGATGAGCTTCCCTCTGTCCCTTACATTTTTATTCGCGGAAAGCGTGGCCATCGTCGGTTGAACTGCTGTGTAGATTGCGTCAACTGAATCGAGAAATCCCGCCTCATCAAGTACAACGCAGGACACAGAAGGAATTCCCCTAGCTGCGCGAGGCGTTGCTGGTAGGAAGTAGATTGTTCCAAGACCGCGAATTGATAATTCACTATTTGATTCTGTCAAGAATTCAATCTGTGAATCTGAAATACTGGCAGCTTGTGCGCGAATCCTTTTACCAAGAGCACCCGAGTCAGTTGCAGTTTTACTAAATACAACTGCTGAAAAACCAGGCTCAGTAAGCGCTCTGCACAGTAAATAACTACATACTGTCTCTGATGCTCCTACCTGTCGGCTTTTTAGAACGATCGTGTATTGATTGTCTTCAATGCTTTGAACTAGCTTTTTCTGAATATCGAATGGTTTAAAACGTTTTACAGTTCCTCCGCTCCTGATCCAGGTCAAAGGTGCAAAGTTCTCCCACTGATCCGCTGTCGGAAACTGTGGGACAAAACCCTCAGCTGTACTTAGCTTTTTTCGATCTTCCTCAGCAGTGAGTTTATCCTGCTGAAATCTCTCTAATTGGTTCAGCCTCGACCGTAACGTTCGTGCGTGCATACTTTTCTAGCTGTTCGATACGACGCTCAATGGTGCGAGTCTCGTACTGTTTCTGAGCACAATCTATCAAGATTTTACAAGCAGCAATTTGATCGCTTGTTTTTAAGTCAGGATCAGGATCCTCAACGATTCCTTTGAGTTTTTGAATTGCCGTAGGAAGTGCCGCGGTTGTAGAACCAAACGACTGCTGAAACATCTCCTGTTGATATCCCCATATGGCATCTAGAAACTCGTCGTGCTTTTTCCATTCGCGCACCGACTCCACAGAGCACTTGGCTCGTCGGGCTGTGTCACGCCAGGTCATCCCTGCTGCTAATGACTGTGCAGCAAGGATTTGACGCTCATTTAGCCCAAGTGGTCGCTCCATCAATTCCTCCTAGGTTGGAGGCTGCTTCGTGAGCAGCCCAGCGAATTGCAGCAGGCTGCATGAGTAGAGCAAGCCGA